GAAAAATACGCGGTTCAACTGGCAGCGTTCAACCAGGAAGATAAAATCAATCGCGCGAAATTTAACCGCGACAAAGCGATCAAGCTTGCCGAAGTTGGAATCAATACGGCATCGGCTATCGTGAAAGGAATCGCGGAATTTGGGCCGCCACCTTCGCCGGCCGGTATTGCTGCAATTTTGTCAGCCGGAATCATTGGAACAACGCAAGCGCTTGCGATTACGAATCAAAAATACCAAGGCGGAACTGCGCCGACTATGCCGAGTATTTCAAATAGTGGCGGCGGCGGACTTGCCGGATCAAGCGCGTCATCGTTTACTTCGCAACCAACGACACAAACGTCGACAACTGGATTGAATGACAATGGTCAATCGGTTACCGCACCGGTTCAAGTTTTCGTTTTAGAAAATGACATTTCGGCTACTCAAAACAAGGTGGCCGTTCAAGAATCAAAGTCAAGTTTTTGATCCAGGTTGAACCGATTGAATTTAAGAATCCGTCGCCAGTAGAAAAGCAACCATAATCGCGAAGGAATAATTCGGCCTTTGGAATATCGCATTTCGCAAGCTTCAAGTTTGTTCCTGATCGCGATTCTTTTGGCGGATTGAAATTCAAATAAATTGATTTGATGAAATGGTTGTCTTCTTTCCAATTTAATTGGTCAAAAGTTTTGATTAATTTTTTCGAATCCATAAGAACCGGCGAATGTGTTTCGAAGTTTTTAATTGAATGTCCGTAATATTGCAACAAATCAATTGTATTTTTTGCCGCAATTTGATAATGCGTCGGATGATCCGGATTGATTATTAAATCGCCGTTATAAATTGGAATGTCCGCACGAAGCTTCGCGGTCACAAAGAAGTCGTCGTTCATGTAAATGAACTTTCCGCCGATTGTATTTGCAAAGGTTAAAATCTTATTGGTGACATCGACACCGCGAATGTTGTTGTATTGTTTGCAAGGAATATTTTCCGCACCTGGAACAATGTCACCAATCGTGAAAACTTTTGCTTTTGGAAAAGACATTCGAATCCAACGGATTGATTGAATCAATTCGAAATCGGATGTTCGTTTTTTATAAGGGAATACAAAATTCATCGAACAAAAATACATAATAAATATGAAGAAAGAAATTCCAATTTACGAAATCTTTATTGATCTTGATGACGATCAAACAACGGTGTCTTTCAATTCGCTTGTTTCAATGCCGGCACATGAAAAGAACTTCATGACTTTTTCGAAACAACAACGATTCGAATTTAACGACGAAGAACAAGTCATCACCGGAATCGCCATTTCGGCCGATACGCCGATTTATCGATTCGACCAAGAAACCGGCGAAGAATATTATGTTGTTTTTACAAAGCAAGCAATTAAAGATATTATTTTTGATTACGCCAGGAAAGACAATTTCAACAATGTCAATTTAGAACACAATCCGAATAGAATCGTCAAGTCAATCTTCATGATCCATTCTTATCAAATCGACGCGGAAAAAGGATTCACCGCACCGGAAAGATTTGCCGACGCAAACGACGGATCTTGGATTGTATCTTATAAAGTGACGGACAAGGAATTATTTGAACAAGCAAAAGAAGGAATGTTCAACGGATTTTCGATTGAAGGAGTTTTTAACTTGATTGACACAAAGGAAGAACAAGAAATGTCTTTGATTTTTAACGAATTATTAAAATTAAAATTACAAATAAATGGCTGATTATAAAAATGTGATAGCATCATTTCAAAATTACTTTTCAAAAAAAGCAATGTCAAGAAATGCAATGAAAAAAAATGATTTATTATCAATTGAAATTGATAAATTGCACGCTAAAATTGAAGCGAACGATATAATCATTGAAGAAAATCAAACAACGCAAAGGGACATTAATTCTTTGAAACAAGATGCGGAAACAATTTTAATGGATCGATCAATAAGTCCAATCAAAATAAGTAAAATCAATCAATATGTTCGAGAAATTTCGAACAGATAAATATAATATACATATAAAAGAAATAACATGAACAAAAATTTTAAGAAAGTTCTTGACTTAATTGCCGAAATGAAACAATCATTCGCAAACGCGTCAATGAAATTTGAACAAGCGACGTTACTTGACGGAACAATTGTTGAATTCGAAATCTTTGAAGTTGGACAACCGCTTTTCGTAGTTACGGAAACGGAAACAATACCAGCACCGGAAGGAACACACGCTTTGAGCGGTGACCTTGAAGGCGTTTCGGTTGTTGTTGATGCCAACGGAATAATCGTTGAAATAATTGACGAAAGAGCAACCGAAGAAGTTCCAGTTGTTGAAGAAGTTGTTGAAGAAGCTATGTCAACCGAAAAAGTTGAAAGCATCATCAACGCAAAATTAGAATCATTCGCATCAAGCATCGAAGCGGTTGCCGAAATGATGAAAATTATTGCAGACCAAAACAACAATTTGTCGAATGAAGTTGCGACGTTGAAAGGTGAATTCGATACCTTCAAGTCAGCACCAATCAACACGACATCCGAAGGCGAAAAATTCGCAAAGGTTGGCAACCTGACCGCCAAACAATTATGGTTGAAAAATAATAAAAACAAATAAAATGTCATTAAAAAAATATCTTAAAACATCATTCGACTACGATGTAGTTGGATTAGCACCGTACACCGACGAGCAAAGAGAAGATTTAATCGTTCGTTCGGTTACTGAAGCGCAAACATTACAATATATCGCGATTCAACAAGGAATCAAAGGAAGCGAAGAATTGAAATTAATGGACGATTCAATCGTTTATCAAACCGCTGATTGTTCAATGACACCAAACGGTGACACTGTTTTCACTGATCGTGCAATTTCAGTTGAAACAATCGGTTATATGAAAAGATTTTGTCAAAAAGACCTTGCTGGATTTTGGACGCAACTTGCTTTGCAACCAGGCGCAATGGCTGAAGACAAGACATTACCTTTTGAAGCGCAAATCACTGATTATTTATTGAAGCTTCATGCTTTCGAATTAGACAAATTAATTTGGAACGGAAACAAAGTTAGCGGAACTGGAAACCTTGCGTTCATGAACGGATTCCGTCAGTTCTTAACAACTGCGAACGGTTGTGTCAACTTGAACACAACAGCGGTTGCTGCGATTACCGTTTCAAACGCTTACGATGTATTTTACGAAGCTTTTACAAACACACCAACAAATGTTGCGGAAGGCGAAGAATTTATTTGCATGACTGGTCGTGAAAATTTCAACTTGTTATTAAAGAATTTAGTTGACTTAAATCTTTACCATTTTGCACCAGGGGAATTCGCAACAATGAATGAATTACTTTTACCAGGTTCAAACATGCGAGTTGTTAAGGTGAACGGATTGAACGGAACTGATAATATCTACACTGGTCGTTCAAGTCACTTTGTATTCGGAACTGATTTATCTTCGGACTTCGAATCTTACGACCTTTGGTATTCATTCGACGACGATGTGATCTACCTTCGTTCTAAATTTAGAGCTGGCGTTCAAGTTCCTTTCTTAAATCAAATCGGAGTTTGGAACGGTACATCTTCACCGAGCTAATTAAATAAATTAAATAATCACGACGGCCGGGCAACCGGCCTTCATTAAACTAAAAAAAATATGTCTTGTGAAATGACTTCCGGCTACAATGACCGGACATGTACTAACGGAAAAGGCGGAATCAAAAGCGTTTTATTGTTTCCATTGGGAGCGGTTTCCGGCGCAATTGTTTCGCCAACAACAAATGAATTGACTGCGATCACTGTAACTGGCGAAACGTTTCTTTACAAATTGAAAAGTAATTTATCTTCGTACACCGCACCGGTAAAAGTTGATAAGAACAACGGAACGCTTTGGTATGAGCAATCATTGTCAATGATCCTTGCATCCGATACAAAAGAATTAAGAAGTGAAATTCATTTACTTGCTCAAAACGAAGTTGTTTGTTTGGTTGAAAATGCCGACGGAACAATTGTTGCGCTTGGACTTGGCGAAGGATTGCAAGTTGCGGACGCGAACGAATATACTTCCGGAGTTCTTAAAAGCGACAGACGAGGACACACAATCGTTCTTAACGGAATGGAAAATGATGAAGTTCCTGATGTTGCATCCGGAGTTTATACAACATTATTGGGACAACAATCACCGTCAATTTAATACTTTACTAATTAAAATTAAAATGGGGAAGGGAAAATTATTCCTTTCCCCTTTTTTTTTGTAATTTTAGCGATATGAAAATAAAAAAGGAATTTATCGGATCAAAATGTTGGTCAAAATTATTGTCAAGATGGTTAATAATTGAAGAATCAAAAGGTGATTTTTACATGCAAGCCGGCATTTTTGACATTTACGAAACAAGCGCACCAAAATTAATTAAGTATGTTGATAATACAAAGAAACGGAACGACGCCATTGATAGTGACGGTGACGGAATTGACAACGATTCCGAATCCAAATTATCTATTTGAGTTCGTCCACGAACAAAGCTTCAAGGAATACCATTGCGTATTGAACAACATTTCAACCGCAACACCGCGCTTTGATGAATTCGTTTTGATTGACGGCGTTGACGTGAATTTCGATTACAACGGTTACTATATTTATAACATTTACGAACAACAATCGCCAGGGAATCTCGATCCGGCAAATGCCATTTCACTTGTTGAAACCGGACGCGCCGAAGTCATCGAAATTGATTCGCCGTCGAATGAATATGATTCACCGATTTATTTTAACATATATGAACAATAAAATTAAAATGACTTCGCTTTCCTTCCGGAAAGAATTCGTAAAACCAGACGAGGAAAAAGACCGGTCACTTGGTTTTGTGAAATGGGGAAAGAAAAATGATTATCCGTTTTTTTTAATTGACCTTTTCAACGGATCGGCTTGGCATCAAGGAATTGTCAAGACGAAAACTTTTTACATTGCCGGCAATGGACTTGAAATCGTTACCGGTGACATGCAAGGATTCATTGACAACCAATATTCGCCTTTCGACATGAACGAAATTGCCGAACAATTAGCATTCGACTTCGAACTATTTGGCGGTTTTGCTGTGAAAGGAACTTGGAATCGCGAAGGAACAAGGGTTGCGAAGTGGGAATACTTGGATGTTGACGCGATTAGAATGACCGAAGACGAAAGAATGTATTATTTGTCGGACGATTGGACGGCATTGAATCAATCGGCTGAAAAAACGAACCTTCGAATGTTTCCGGCATTGGACGAAAATAGTCCAGTTGGATCATTCATCATGTATTACAAAGAACCTTCAAAGAAATCAAGAAAAGAAAAAGGAATTTATCCGAAACCAACATACAACGGCGGATTGACTGCCATTCAAACGGAT